CGGAGCTGTTTTTTCCGGATCCTAACCGCGATTATATTTGTTATGACGTTTATGCTAAGTATTTCCGTGAGAACACCGAAAAAATCATAGGCCGCCGTTTGACGCCTCACGCCCTCAGACACACGCACGTAGCTCTTTTGGCCGAGAATGGCGTACCGCTCGAAGTGATCTCTCGGCGCCTTGGACACGCTGACAGCTCGATCACAAGGGACATCTATTTTCACGTCACTAAGCGCCTCGCTCAGCAAGATGCCGACCTTATCAAATCGATAAAAATCGTATAACTGCCCCTTTTCTGCCCCTTTTGAAAATAAAAAAAGCCTCGGAAGCCCGTATTTACTGGACTTTCCGAGGTTTAATTAATGCCGCAGGCGAGCAGTGATTGAAGCCGTCACACCCTGTCAAGTGCCGTCTTTTCGGCATCCGATGCCGTCAGACATCTTCACATCTTGTCACATTTTGCCCCTTTTTTGCCCCCCTGATCCCCCGGCAAGCCGACGCGCCGCTCACCGGGGGAAGGAAGAAGAAAAGAAGGTATATGGAAAAATCAGTTGAAAAGATTATACCACACTTCAGCGCTTAATCTACCCGTTTGCGGCAAATCATGATCTCGCTGAAATTTTACTAAGCTGTCAGTAGTTTGCGAAAGTATCGAGCCGCTAAACGGCGCGTCATATCCGAGACCGGCAAGCACACCGTTGAGGATATAGCCAAAGGTCGGATGCTTCCGCACCTCGCTGTTAAGGACGTTCTCCGCGGCGGCCTTAGTTGCCCCGTAGAAATTCGGGTTGCTGGGCGTCAGATCGGCGCCGTAGTACTTCACGCACATGTACTTGAACACACCAACCGAAGCGGCCCGTGTAAGCTGCCCGTAATCGCCGTCAATGTCGAGAAGCTCACCGAGGGCCGAACGTACGATCTGGGCATAGTAGTTATTCAAAAACCGCTGATATTCCATCACCGTATTGCTTTGCGGCGCCTCGCTGATGGAATAGACCCCTTCAACGTGCCCGATCCGGAGCGGCCTGCTTGGATCCGATCCTGCAAAGAGTAGCTGATCGCCCACGCGTAGAAGCTCTGGGTTTTTAATCTGGCCCTTCTCGATCGTAACAAGTATCTTCTGGAATCGGTTACTTTCGTACATGCCCACGGTGTTGTAATCCGGCATATCAAGGCCAATCTTAGCGAGCGTCAGGCACTGCGATGAACTACAATCGGAATAATAGTTACCGTCGCTATACCGCTTGTAGCAATACCCTCGGAGGCTCTGGCTGTAATAGTTGCGTCCCAAGATGCTTTTGTAGCGATCCTTATAAGCGGCCCGTAGGCCGTCCGTAAGCGCCTTGGGACGTACGACGGCAACAAGGCCCTTATGCCATGTCTTGCCGCCTTTGGTGACCGTCTGATTGTAGCGGTAAGCCAGATAATCAACCATGTCGATCGTTCGCGGCCTTCCGGATCCATGACCGCATAAAATTATCGTGCTCATTTTTCGGGCACTTCCGGCAAGCCGGTAGCAATCGACGTTAACAGCGAAAGCACTCCGGAGAGCGCCGCCGCTGAGATTACAGCCGCCCAATTAACTTCCGTGATCAAGGCCGCCGTTCCGATCGTTGCTATTGCCGTCTGACAGATTGTTCGAAGTGCGCGGATTCCCGCGGCTTTCCAAAAATCTTTATTCATGTGTTTTGCCCTCCACAATTTCGAGCCGCTTATTGAGGCGCTTTAACTCGGCGTCCTGTAAAGCGGTATTTTCTTCAAGCTTATAGGTTCGTTCAATGATGTTGTTATGCCGCTGTACTTTTTCGGACAGCTCGTTTATACGATATTCGATTAAAGCAACGGTTTTGTCGTTGGCTTTTGCTGTTCTGCTCATCTGCACCCAGTTGTTAATGATGCAGACAATAATAGCAACCGCCCCCGTTATCAATGTCTCGCTCAACGGCTTTCCCTCCATAATAATAGGGACGGCCCGCGCCGCCCCCGTGTTTGTGTGTGTCGGTTAAAGTTCCCTTTAAGTTAGAATCGTTTTTTGATTTTATTCGCTATCCAGTCCCATACACTGAACACGATTATACAAACTGGAGGAATAAATATCATCATGATAAGCAGATACGCAAACGGGTTTCCTTGTTCCAAGGCATAAGCAATTCTGAACATTTATTTCACTCCTCGCACTTTTAAGTGTTTGTTCCCTTTAAGTAAGTTTATCTCCGATCAAAAACCTTTCGCTCAAGCTTGCCGCCCTCAATGGTGCCGAACTCGATAGCATCCATATCGTTCTCATCGCCGTTCGTGGCGGCAGACGCGCAGAAGAGATAATACTGTCTTTCCATGTCTTCCTTCGCGCCCTGTTTGATCACAGGAGCCTTAACCTCGCCGCCTTTGATGATGTATCTGATTGCGTAGTATGTCATGTTTTAACCCTCCATAATCCTTTCTGCGTTATCCGCAATGAGTTTAAAATGTTTCTTGTCCTTCGCTTCGATGACCGCCTCGCTGTGGGCATGTCCTGTCCGCGTGTCTCTGTATTTGTATCCGTTTGGTGCTTTAATGCGTATCTTCATATCATGCCTCGCTTTCCCATGTATACGTCGGAGTGCCACCGCTGACCGTTGCCTTGAGGATATATGTACCGTCTGCTGTCGGCGCTTGCGGTATGCGGAAGTTTTTGAGTGTCATTTGGTGATCCGTCTGCTGAATCACATAGTAGCCGTCATCGTCTGCCAGATCGGGAAGATGCTGTAACTTGTCCCTCAGATTAGCTTGATACTCCGTATAGTGACCAACTGGGACTATTGATTCGCTGACATATTCTTCCGTTCCGAAGTCATCGACTACCTGAGGATTAGTGTACGGTGTTGCTGTTTCGGTGGTTGGGGCGGCAAGTTCGTAAACCATATTACCAGTTGGTACATGCTCACCGTCATAATAAAAGAGTACCTGATCATTGGGTAAAATTGCATACTGCCCATCAGCGTTCAATGTACCGTTTGGTGCAATTTGTGTATATCCATTTTGTGTAAATGTACTAATTTTTTCATTACCTGCTGAAGGGAGTTTTATGTCAGGGATACGTGTAGCGGCTCTATGAATTGATGTGTTATAACTCCATGTCAGCGTTCCCAAATCCACAACACCATACCGCCGTGTCACCGTCCCATCGCTCTCGTAAGTATCCCCGTCAAAGTAGAGTCCATCCGTATCAACCTTTGGAATGCCACGAAGCGTTAAGGAAGAATCGAGCACATAGGAGTGCTTTTTATACGGCTCATATTCGCCGTTGCGGTAGCCAGACCATGAGAGGTTGATACAGATGCTACCTTTCTCATAGGATGTGACCCCTGAGCCACTTCTAAATGCGATAAAATGCGTATTTGCACTCGTGGTAAATACAGCGTTCGCAGTGAGCGTTACCGCCCTAAGATAAGTGCCATCTGCAGAATATGTCAGCAATCGACCTGCCAACGGTGACTTGAAGTAATATGGCGTATTGGGAAGAACAGGAATTAAGTTTTTGCTTCGAATCGTGTTAGTCCCCGATGCTTTCTCCCCTGTAGTTTCGTTGTATGAGCCAAGTTCCCACTCTTCATCCCACTGATTAAACCCTACCATATCATGCGACTGCAAGCCAGCAACGTGCATCATCTCGCCCGAATTATAGGCGTAATAGTCATTGGGAAACAGTTTCTTAAAGTATGCAACCCCGGCACCTGCTGATGCCTGTTCAAGGCTGTAGATGTAGTCCGCTACGGCTGTTCCAAACATTTGGGTGAGGTCGAATAGCATTGTGTTATCTCGTGTCCACGCATCCTCTGAAGTCAGCTTGTCAGATGTCGCGATATTCGACATTCCAAGTGAAATATCAGTCCTATTTGCGGTCGGCTTGATAATCCATGCGAAAGAGCCTTTGCTCCCCGTCAAATCTTGTACAGGTTTTCCGTAGATGCTACCTGCCTGAATGTATGCCCGAAGCGTTTTTGAACCGCTGTAAGTTATATCCGTGCGGAATACATAAACATGGTTTTCGATTATCGCCTTCTGAATGTTCGCGGTGCTATATGTTGCGCTCCCATTCGGTGTGGTGGATGCCATCTTAACATCCACAAACTGATTCCACACAATCGAGCCGCCGACAATCTTATCCGCCTCACGATTCCCGATATCTTTCGCACCGCCAGATGTGCGGAACTTATACGGTTCTTCATCCACCGTCAAAACGGTTGAAATAAGCTGTTCAGCCGAGCCGACTGCCATCTCGTCATAGTAGCCGTCTATTTCCGCTTTGGTTTCTAATGCCTCGTTTATAGCCGTGTCCGTTTCTTCTCTTGCTGTGGTTTCATCGGATAGATCACTCTTTAACTGAGTGATCTCATCGCCCGTTTTCTTCGCATCCGCCGCGGCCCCGCTGACCGTCAGCGTGGCGTCAACCGCCGGAACCGATGCCGCGAGCTGTTCGACTTCCGCGTTCGTGGCGTCGAGTCCTTCCTCGAGGGAATCCATGCGGGCAAAAATAGACTCGGCGATGTCCTGTGTACCGTCGATGGTGTTCGCGGGATGCGGCGACCGCTCGACGTACAGGGTAAAGTTTGCCGTCCCGATCACGTCGTCGTTCAGCGCGACGACGAGTTCCGTCGGGCAGTTGCCGAACTCCTGCGACATTTCGAGCGTTGTCTCGATCGAGGCCGTGGATCCGACCACGGTGCACTCCTCAGAAAAGCCAAGTCCCGACGGCTTTGTTCCGTGGATCGTGACCGTCGCCCCCGTCGGGATCGTGAGGGGATCCGTCCCGTCGAGGAGGTGGAAAGCAAGCGGGCGTCCGACGTCGTCCTGTGAAATTTTTACCGTCTGGGGGAATCCGACCCCGACGCGTATGTTAAGATTGTAGTCCTGTGCGTTCATGGCGTTATTTCTCCATTAACTGTGAGATAGTGTCAGCGAGTGATTTTCTAACTGTTGAAATTGACATTTCCGTATACCGTCCCAAAAGAACGTTGTAAACGGTTCTAACGACTTTTGCCTTGACGTCGATGCCGATGGGCGGATATTCAACCTCGACGATGTCACCGATCGAGACGCGTTCAAGCGCGTAATAATCGCGGTATTCGTCCGTCTGCCACAACGGCACGAACGCCACCTCAACCGCGAGCGTTGGCGGCGCAGCGTTTTCGGCGAGCCAGTTGAGCGCGAATTCGCGGAGGGCTGCGGTTGTCGGCGCGGTCTCGAAAGCGTCAGAAGCGTCGTAAACGGCGAAATGATTGAAAGCATAGTCGTTCGTAATCGCTTGCGCGTTCTGGCGGTATACGGTGCCGTCCGTCCAGAACACCACCACGCCGGTTATGCACCCCTCCATGTTGACGTCGTACGTCAGACCGGTGAGGTTTTTGCCGTAAGCGATTTTTACACCGCGATCGGTGCCGCGTGATCTCAAGAGCTTTACCGAATAGTTGTCGAACTCAAATTCGCCCTTGAAAAGCTCGCACATTGCCCCCGCGCCGCCGCCCAAAAAGCTACGAAGCCCATCGGGCGACTCGACGTTGAGCGATAGCGATCCGCCAGAAATCGGTGATGTATCTGACGAGAAAGTGAAAGGGTTCGTGCCCGCGATCCGTGCCGCCGTAAGCGCGTTCCACATCCCCACCGCGGAGTTGAACGTCGCCGTCGTGCCCTGCCCGATGATCACTTGGTTAAGCTGATAGCTGACGTGTTCGGCGTGTATGGCGATGGTTCCGATCATGTCGAACGTCACCTCGGTGATTCGGAACGCTTGCGGTTTCGCGCCGTCGTGCGGTTCGGCGAGAATTACGCGGTCGACAATGAGCTCGCTCGCCCACTGGCCCGTGCGCGGATATTCCAATTCGAGGAAGTATTCGCCGTTTAACTCCTCGGTGACTTGGCACGTTATCGAGTCATATAGCGGGCAAATTCCATAGTTCGAAAACACCCTGTCATCTTTTTCATACAGTCTCGGAATCATATGCGCCACCACCTCGGGGTCAGCTCAATCAGCCCCAAGCCGTTCGCGGGGTCTGATGTCGGGAAATACATCGAGAAATCAATCTCCTCCTCACCGAGCTCGGGGAAAATCATTCCCTCACCCGCTTCCGTTCCGGTTGTGGTGAGGTAAAGATATTTCGTGAGGTTGTTCTTGTCGGCGTCATACAAATATTGCATATCGCAGTCCATCCAGAACTTAGTCGCGCCCGTGTCGGTTGTGTGGAAATCATAGTAAAAATCTTCCGCGCCGTCGACGTAGTTCGTCCATGTGATATACGGCAACTGCGCACCGTAACACTTGATGAGCGGTTTCGCGGCGTATCCTGTCGGGTTGTGATAAGTCCAGTGCCCCGCAAGCATGGCGTTCAAGGTCACATCTTCGCCGTCGTGGGTCGTATGTGCGAATATCTCGATATACGTCTCGTTCGGATTCGTGACGCCGCCCGTCAATTCGAACCTCCAATAAACAGACCCCGACAAAACGGTGAAGTAAAATTCCTGCCCATTTGTGAGTGTCCCGTCTATGTGGCTCGTTTCTGTGTAATTGCTGTCATACGCCGTCAATCGGAACTCGAGCGTGTCACCCTCCGGACAGTGCGCCGTAAACGTCGGTCGGTCGCCTACAGTGGCGGGAATGTACTGTGTCCTGTATGTCGTCGGCGTCCACGGCAGGAACTGCAACGGGATGTCGCCGCTTTTGAGGAACCGCTGAGGTTTGCAGTTAAACGTCAGCGTGAAATCGCCGCCCCTGTTGAGCGGGGACATTTCCGGTTGTATCCCCATCGTAAGCACCCCGACCCTATACTCATCTGGGTGATAGGTGTCTTCGAGCCGCTGATAGCCAATTTTCCGACAGATTGCCGCACGAAACGCGGACATTTTGCCGTCAAACCCAGACGGGATGTTGGCGGGGTACTCGACTTCGATGTTATTCCACCGTCCCCCGTCAATGACGAGGTCGCCGTTCCGCCCCTCAACGGGGATTAGTTCAACGGCGCGTTCTGGGGCCGAGAAAGTCCCCGACCCCGTCAAAAACACGCCATAGTCGGCGGAGTTTATCCCGCCAAAAATCAAACTGTTTCTCATGTCCAAACTGCCCTCTTTGCCATGACCTCACTCTGGATCCGCTGAGAGACGGCCCGAGCGAGGGCGTTGACGTCTTGATTCGGTGACGCGTTGATTGTCATGTTGACGTTGATGACACGGTTGCCCGCATATTCTTTCAGTTTGTCGAGGCCGAGAATGACCTCTTTGCCCGCTTCGCCGCCGCCCATGAGCGAGCCGCCCATCGCGCCGAAAATCGTTGCGCCGTTGAGCAATACAGCCTGATTCATAGCTTTGCGGTACCACTCAACCGAAACGGTCGGTTTCGTGCCCTGGCCACCGATGCCCCACGGGATCACGCCGCCGGAGATCTTGAAATGCGGAACCTTAATGTGCGGGAACGTCAGTTCGCCCTTTAAGAAGCTCTTGATTTTTTCCATTGCTCCGGAGACGGCTTCTTTTGCGCTGTTGATTGCTGACGAAATGCCGTTTTTGATGTTATTGAAGGTCGCGACGATTCCGGACGAGCTCACGTTCCCGAGGAATCCCTTTATATTTTCGATTGCGCTCGAGACGGACGACTTCGCGCTGCTTATTGCGTCAGAGACGCCGCTCTTGATGTTGGCGAAAGTCGTGACGATGCCCGACGAACTCACGCTCGCGATGTAGCTCTTGATGTTATTGATCGCGTTGCTGACTGCGGTCTTAGCCGCGTCGATCGGGCCCGCGATCGCCGTCTTGATGCCGTTCCAAATTGTGGTCGCTGTCGTCTTGATGGCTGTGAACACCGTTTTGATGGTGGTCTGCACCTGCTTTATCCGATCCGTGACCAACTTCTTAATCGCATCCCACGCGCCGCGCCAATCGCCCTGTAAGAGCTTCATAACGATGTTTATCACATTGCGCACATTGTTGATCGTATTTGTGACCACCGTCTCGATGTAGGGCCACGCGAAGTCGATCGCCTTCGAAATAGCCTCGAGGGCCGCGCCGATTATCTCGACCATTTGCGGGAACACTTCCGCGGCGAGATCGCCGATTTTCGACATGACCGGTTCAACCGTCGTCCAAACCCTTTCGACCGTCGGAATGACGTTGCTCTGCATATATGAGACGACGCTCTTTACGGTCGCAATAATCGACGGGATATATGAGGCGATTTTCGAGACAACCGCGCCGATGATCTCGCCGACCTTTTGCCAGTTCACCGACTGAGCAAATGCGAGAAGCTGTTCGCCCCCAGACGCAAGTGCGGGGGCCATCTTTGCGACGATCTGGTTGCGGGTCGCCGTCATGGTCGTCTGCATCCGCTGAAAACTATCGTCAACCGCGCCGAGAGAGCCGAGGGCTTCCTCATCAAGAACATACCCGACTTCATGCGCCTCCTCGGCGAACCCCGCGATTGCATCCGAGCCCGCGTCAATGAGCGGGTTGAGATCCTGTGCAGACTTACCGAAAAGAGTCATCGCGAGCGCATCGCGTTCCGCCTCATTCTCAACGCCGCCGAGTGCGCCGATTACGTCGTTAAAAACATCTTCCGCGCTTCGCAAGTTGCCGTTCGAATCGGTCGCGGATACGCCGAGGGTTTTGAGAGCCTCAGCCGCCGCACCCGTGCCGCCCTGAGCCGACGCCATGTTTTTCGTCAGCTTTGTCAGCGATCCCGTGATCGTGTTGAGGTCGACGTCGACCAACTGACTCATATACTGGAATTCTTGCAGTGTGTCGGTCGAGAGGTGTGTTTGCGTTGACAGCGTTAGGATGTCGTCAGCGTATGCCGCCGAATCGACAGCGGCGTCTTTCATCGCCCCCGCGAGCTCTTTGACCGCTTGAATCGCGGCCTTTGCGGCGGTCTCCGCGAAGTCGACGAGCATCTGTTTCGATGCCGTCCAACCCTCGTTTGCCCCTTTCGCAGACTCGCCCGCGTCCTCGACCGCCTCGCCGAGCTCGTTCGATGCGTCCTCGGCCTCGCCAGACTCATTTGCGACCTCGTTGAGTGTGTTCTCCGTCTCCGAAAGCTGTGACTTGTATGTCGTGAGGGTGGCCTCTGTCGCAGTGATTTCTCTTTCGAGTTCTTTCTGCTTTTTTGCCATCTCCTCGGAGCCGTCGTCTTGTGCTTTCAGCTGTGCGAGGGCCTCACGCTCTTTTGACAGCTTTTCGTCGACATCGCGCACCGCGTCGCTTAACGCTTCCTGTTTTTTCTGGAGCAGGTCGACGTTTTTCGGGTCAAGTTTTAGGGCTTTGTCGACGGCGCGGAGCGTCCCCTGTACAGACTTTAGGTCGGCGTTGACGTCCCGCAGTGACTTCGACAACGGCGTTACGTCGCCGTCTATTTCGATTGTAATGCCTTTTATGTCTGCCATCGTTCCACTCCGTTAAAACCTGTCAAAATCTTCCTGTGTCGCGATCTGTCGCCACCCGTCCCAACTGTCGTTTGATTTTTCGGTGAAAATGTCGTACACCATGCCGAGGTCGAGCAAATCAAGATCGCTCATTGACAGGCCCACCTCCGCGCACCGCAGAAGATAAAGGCCCGTCGTCGTTTTTCTGTCTGTTATTTTGCTTTTTTTTTGGCGGTCGCCGTCATCGTCTCATTTCCCCGCCAGAGGGCCATGATGTCACCGATCGCGTCGAGGATCGCCGTCGGAGACTCAAACGAGTCGAGCCAAACGTCGATGTTTTCCGCCTCGGCCCCCGCCTGTTTTGCCATGCAAAAAGCGAGGTTTTCGAACACTTCTGAGTCCTTAACCTCGCCCGTTTTCGACACAGCCGACGTCAAAGTCGGCAGAAGATCCCGCCCGAAAAGTTTCCGGTATTCTCTCGGGGTCGCCGCGTTCGCTTTCATGGGAACGTCGACGCCGCTGATTTTTATCGTCTTTTCCATCGTGCACCCCTTTCTTTGCTCACGCCGGTACCTGTACCTCGCTGAAGAACGACGTGTATGCGCTCGAACCTTCTTCAGCTCTTGCTTTGACCACCGAACCGTTTACAGCCGCGACATAAATCGACGTCGCCGTGATGTCGACGCTCTCGGTCTGCGGTTCGATTGTTTCCTCTTTCGTGGATCCTGCAACAGACGGGCGGGACGCGACGCAGTTATAAATGACATGACGGGTCGCGGTCTCGTCGCCTTCAAACTGGAACAGGAGAGCGAAATGGATCGGCTCGGCTTCCTGCTTTTCATATTTGAGGCCCGTGGTCTCATTTGATACTTCGCCGAGAACGTCCGCCGCAAAGTCATCTGTCACGCGGGCCATTTCCAAAGAACCGGAATAGCCGTTGTTCGCATTGCTGACGTAGTACGAAATGTTGTCAGCGTAAAAAACACTCTGTTCACCTTCCGCGGACAGATCGAGCGACACCGCGCCGCGGAACGGTTTCGGATTGCCATAAGTCGCGGAATTGTCCGCGGCGATTGTTGCGATCGCATAATAAACGTTCGACAAACCGTATTTGATTTTGTTAGCCATTGTTTTCCTCCGTGATTAAAACGTCACATTCATACAGCACCATCATCATCCGTTCACTGTCGAGCCATCCCTCAGTCTTGACCCAGACCAAACCCGCGCCCGTGAGTGCGGCCTCGGTGACGGCCTCGAGAGAATAGTTTTTGTTGTCCGAATAGACCTCGACGCGGAGGTGCTCAATCTTTTGGTAGTTCCTTGAATCCGCAATAAAATCATTGTTCCGGTCGAACCAGAAACAAATAAACGGCGGCGCGACTTCCGTGCCGTCTGGGAACTGGTAATAGGCATAAGGGACGCCAACCGACGCGACCATTGCCGCGACTTCTTTGTATGTCATCGGATCCCCGCCTCCAATCTCCGCACGGTACGGTCGTGCACCTCGTTAATCGCCCACTGCTCGACCGGTGCGATGTGGACAAACGCCCGAGAGCGTTGCCCGTTCCGTTTCGCGTGGCCCTTTTCGAGCAGGTGGGCAAGTTGATAGGTTCCTGTTTTGCCGTAAATCGTCGCGCCCGCTCTCAGTGCGCCGCGTTCAAATTTCACGGCCCAACCACGCGCATATTTTCCTGTGTTGCCCTTCGGTGAATCATCTTTCAACCGCTTAACGGATTCCTTCGCGACCTCGTCGATGCTTAACGTCATGGCCTTCACGACCTCGACGCCGTAGTCCTGTAGCATCTGCGAAATGTAGTCGGCGAAGTTAAATCTCGACGAGTTAATGACCATTTGTCCCGCCTTTCCGCTCCGCGTAGAGCTCTACAGCGTCATTCCGCCCGTGATAGGTTCGATAAATGCCGTACATCCGCCCCTTATATCTCACCGTTCTCTCGTCGTTATAGTCGCCCGCAAAAACGGTGAACCGGAACTCGGGGTTGAGGCCATTTCGACCGGCCTCGAAAAACTCCGACCGCGTGACTGAGTCAACTTGACAAAACACTTCGTTTTCGACCGTGGTCTTTTCCCAGATCCCGAACTCGTTTTGTGTCTCAGTCTCCGCGATGAGGGTGATCACGTCACTCCTATCCATCAAGCTCACCCCAATCTGTGTAGCCGGTACACGTCGCAAGCTGTGCCTTTTGCTCATCGTACGACGCTTTGAGCCGGTCATATTCCTCGGGCGAACCAAAGTGCAACAGGAAGTAGGTGATTGCGGCCTCATGAACGAGGGCCGTAGCATCTGACGGGATGACGACACCCGCGACGCCGAGATCGAGATAGGCCGCATCGAGGAGCCTGTCGATCTGTGCGTCGTATGCGTCCGTCGTGATCCTCGCCGCCATCTTGGCGTGCGTCACAAGTGTCAAATCAGCCATTTACAACCTCCAAAGATTCGGGGCGGTTATTTCGCCGCCCCTTTTCTTGTGCTTTTCTTCTTGGGCTCTTTTTCATCCAGAACCGCGACCGCGCCGAGCCTTACAGCGGCGTCAAGGTGAGCCGCATCGACGTCGATAGTCTGGCCCGCCTTGACGGTGATGGTCACGTCTTTGAGCACCTTTACCCTCATTCCTCAGTCACCACCGCGAACCCGTTCGGGCGAACAAGGTGAATGTCGCCGAGGATCTTGCCGACAATCTTAACCATGTCCTTTTCGGCAAGGCTCGTGTCATCTACGATAAACTTGAAGTCCTCGCCATCCGGGAAGTTGGCGACAACGCCGTCCAGATCGCCAACAAGCATACCGGTTACGGTGCGATTGAAAAGTACTTCCATGCCGTTGAACGGATCTTCGATCTTGCCGCCGGTAGTAGCACGTTCGTTCATGATCGCGGCATAGTTAGCCTTGCTGATGATGACGACCGGGTTTGTTGCCTCGTCGGACAGGGCCGCAAAGCCTGCCATCGCGGCGGTGTTGTCAATCGGGTTAGTGACCTTCGCGGACAGCGTAGATGCGGCGATTTCCGCAACGACTGCGTTTTCAAGCGCAACAGCGAGCTGATGTCCGAACTCATCGAGCAGGTAACGCATGAACGCTTCACCCTTCATAGCAAGAACAGTGTCGGATACCGTGATCCATTTTTTGTAATACTGCTCAACGAAATTCACATATGCGAGCGTAAGTGCTTCCTCGTTCGGTGCCGCCGCGCCTTCTGTGTGTTTCACTGCGCCGGTTGCAGAAGCTTCATAGCCAACGGTATAGTTGCCGCGAACATAAACCTTACGGATCCGTGAGAGGATCGGCGATTTATCCCAATCCGTCCAGATGAAATCATCAACGACATTAGACACCTTAACGGTGCCGCCGGTCGCTCCGGTGGTCAGCAATGCGCGCTGTTCGTCGGTTGCTTTGCCTTTGATGTACTCGGCGAGCGCATCGAACATTTCTGCTTTTCTGGTTTCGTTTTCCATGTTGTTGTCCTCCGTTTTGAATGAAAAGACCGTCTGGCCCTCGCCGGAAGCTACAGCCGTGCGGATCTCCTCGCGCTTCTTGGCCGCCACTTTGCGGGCTTCAAGTTCTGCTTTGATTTCTCTGACTTCAGTTTCCAGTGCGTCAAGATCGGCGCCGTCAGCATCCAGCTCAGCCGGAATAGCGGCAAGGCGCTGCTCAAGCGCTTCGTTTGTCATTGTTTTGTAGTCCATCTTTAGACCTCCAAAAGTATTTTGATTCGTTTCTTGGTTCGTTCGCGCTTTTCGAGCTCCTCGACAATTTCGGCAATGACTCCCTCGCCGTAATTTCGCGCAGATATAGAAGTAGCGTCATTAGCAGGAATACTAACGGCGCTAACATCGTACAGTTTTGATATTTTGGTAATCGTCCGGAGAACGGTAACGGTGTTCTTTTCCTTGTCCTCGGTGATTTCCCTTTTGTCCTCCTTGACGGTAAACCCGAAGCTCATCTTGTCGGTATACCCGCCGCGGATTTCCTCATAAACCTGTTGGCCCAGCTCAGTACCGCCCAGATCGGCCCGTATCCGGAGCCCCTTGTCATCGGGTTTAACGTTGAGTGTTCCGTTACTGACGCGGGCGAACACGCGGCCCTCATGGTTATACTGCATGATGGTGTCGCTCATGTCGCACTCATCGAAGGCAGCCGGATCAATCTGTTCTAAAACGGTGTACCCGTCATAGTGCCAAAGCTCATACGGCTGGTTAAACACCGTAGCATAGCCCTCAACGATCTTATCGGCGTTCTCGCCATCCGCCCGGAGCTCTAACCCGGAAACCTTAATATCACGGTAGGCGCGGCCCTCGTTGAGCTTGTCATTGATTGTTTTCGGTAGTTTGTTCATTTTCTCCATCTCCTACGTTGTAATACTCACCGCGCACCGGCAACTGATTCCCGATCTCATCCGGGAGCGGTGCAAGGTTCCATACCTCACGGATCTCGTTGCGGGTCATAAGGCCGCGGTCGGCCATCTGGGCCGATACGTTGAGCTTTTCCGAGTTACTGAGATACTGCAAGCGGTTAGCCGTCGCAATAACGCGGTTGCCTTCCGACTGCTCGCGCAAGGTAAAAAGCATCTTCGTTGTTACGTCTGAGAACTGCACCGCAAACGGTTCAATCGCGCCCTCGTAAAAAGCTGTCCATGCGTCGCCGTAAGCCTTATTTGTTAAGACGTCCTCATTAACGCCGAAATACTCGTAAACGCTATCCTTTATTGCCTTCATCTGATCGGCATCAACGACGAAGGGCTTAGCGCTCACCTGTTGAATGTTTTTGTACGTGTTCGGAAACAGAAGCAGCCCGCCGCCCTTGGCTTCCCTCGAAAAATTTTTCTCAGAGAACCGGCGCCGCTCTTTCTCCAGATCTTCCGGCTTAACGAAGTTATCCATCTGGGCAATAAAGCGATATGTTGCCGAGCTCTTCACGCCCTCTTTAATCCCTTGGTTCTGAATCTCGATAAGATCCATCACCGGAAGCAATGCGCGGTTAGTTTCGCCGAAGAAATCATTGCGATACTGGTGTTTTGTCATGATGCCGCAATAAGCAAACTCAACCGCCGCCGTCTCGCCCCATCCGAACGTGTACCGAAGGTACGGCACGCCGCCATACTGCACGACCTCGCACCGATCCGGAAGCGGCGCATACACTCCGGAAGGCTCACCGTATTCGTTATAGACAGGCACAATGAAGGCAGTGTTATGAATGTCCAAGATGGTGCTAAGCCTATACAGGAACTGTCCCCACGTTTGGAACTGGTTCGGGCCGTGTTTCAATTTGTTCTGAAGCGCCGGACGCGCCGCGCCGGTTGTCTCGACATGAAGCTTGCTTATGTGTGTGGCCCGCGTGTGGATTGCCGCCCGCACAAGATCGGATTCGTAAAGGTTCCCGCCGAACCGGTGAAATTTTGGCTCGTAGGCGTTGAGCATCTTCAGCTCACCTTCATAGCGCCCGGCGGGCTTCGGCGCCTTGCCAAAAATAAAATCAAATAGACTCATTTTTTAGTTGTTCTCCTATTTCCGCGTACCATTTTTGGCGTACCGTCATGGCATCCAGAAGGGCGGCAGCCCCGTCTATGTGCAGTGATGGCGATAGCTTAATAAGTTTTCCGCGGTTCCGTTCGGTGCTCATCTTGATAGCGCTGTTCAGCAAGTGCATTTTTAGAAGATCGTTATCGCCGAGGTAAATTTTTCTATCCTCAAGAAGGCCCTGTGTTTCTTGTATGACGGGATACAGATTTTCACCTTGGTAAACATCGTCCATGTGGAATCCGTACGCGTCCATGTCTTTAACAAGGTACTGAGCACTGTATCGGTCATATCCAACCTGTAGCGGGTAAATCTCGTATTGCTCTATCAAATCAACAAACCAACGATAGCAATCGTGATAATCCACAAAGTTGTCCCCGCTGGGCGTCAGCAATCCGCGCTGAACATATAGCCCATAAGGCACGGCATCCCGCTGTGTGGCTTCGTCTATCTTTTCCGCCGGAAGCCACATGTGTGCGAAAACATACAGCTCGCCGCCTCGCTCAATCACTGCAACCGCCGCTGTAAGGTCGCGTGTTTGCGATAAGTCGAGGCCGCCCACACAATAGCACCCTCGGAAATCTTCGAGGCTCAGCGCGTCCCCTGATGCGTCCTCGACGATCTTCGATGGCAGCCATGCCATTGAGCTGTTCTGCTTAATGTTGCAGTACTTCGTTAGAAATTCGCGCTTCTTTGATAAGCTTCCTTCTGCAATCGCAATTTCTTCGAGCAGATAATCGACCGTCACCGAAACGCCGAGGTTCGGGTTGCTTTTCCGCAACTCGTTAATGTCGTTCCACTTGTCGACGTTGTCGATCATATATAAAAAAGGTAAGAGCCTCTTTTCGTTGCTCTCGCCCATCAAAAACCTTGTTGCTCTTCCGGTCAGCTCATCATAAATGGATTCGTTGACATATCCCGCCGTTGTACATGATAGCATCCGCCCATCTGGCCGGGCACCCATGCCGGACTTGATAACCTCGTATTGCTTTAGCCCTTTGTCACCCTCCCACGCGGCTATTTCGTCACAGATCCCAAGCGACGGGTTGAAGCCGTCCGACCGTTTCGCGCTGAACGCTATTTTTTTCATCGTCGAGTTGGTTGCCGGGTAGAAAAGATCTGATACCCGTTTCTTTACGTTCCGCGGGTCATCCTCAACCTTTTGATGTGTGGCTAAGCGCTTCTGCTCGACCGCTTCCTTACGCGCTTGCCACTCAGGATCAAGTTGAATCATCGCCCAGGTGCAGCCGTAAATGATATCCGCCTGGTCAAGCTTCGGCGCCACCGTATAAATCTTTGCGCCGTAACCGCCTTTGACTTGCAGGATATAATTAGCGATGGCGGCGGCAAGAAGTGACTTACCGTTTTTTCTGGCAATGATTAGGATGATCTCTCGGAAATACGGGTCAGGCGTCCCCGGGATCAATAGCCCAAACACGCACGATATAAACGCCTTCTCCCAGACCTCTAACAGTAGCGGCCCCGGTGCTAACGGCCCCTCAACATGAAAACAATGCGTCTCAATCCATCCGATCGCGCCGTTTGCTTCCTTCACATCGAAAGCAACAGCCTTATCCTCGATCAGCTTGACAATCAGGCTGTAAACTATCAGGATCCACTTCCCAGCGCCGTAAGTCCCGTCTTTAATTCCCTGATAATAAGCAAAAATCCAGTTAGTTCTATCCGTCATCGCCCAATTCTCCGCACATCGCGCGGGCTCGCGCTAATTCTAAAGTCCACACACCGGTCTCCGCCGGGTCGTTTTGATAATCGAAATAGGGGAGCCGTCCCCTCAAAATTTTTTTGTCAATCGATGAAAATTATTTTTCCGAGCTCATCAACTTTGAATCGGCGTGTTGGTCTGTGTGCCAGTGCGTGACAATCACGGCACAAGAGTTCAAGATTGTCGAAGCTAAGCGTGATGCTCGGATCGTGTATGGTCTCCGGTGTGATGTGCTGCTTGTGATGCACGATCACGCCGGGCTTGTAGATTCCTTTTGATAGGCAGCGCTCGCACAAGCCGCGGCGATACTTTGCGTATTCGTCGCGGCACCGCTGCCACGTCTTAGATTTATAAAAAGCCTTAGCGTAATCCTGCATACATCCTCACCACATAAAGAAGGCGCCGGTGTGCGGCCCGACGCCCCGAAGGAAACAAGAACTTTATTGAAGTATCTTGCATGATACAGATTATCACACGATGAGTATCAATTACTATCAAGTGCCGGATGGAATCCTGAACTTCTGGAGCGCCCGCCCGTGAAGCTCGCAGATCCATTGATAAGAGTATTCCATCGTTACCGCGATGCGTTCCCATGTGTAGCCGTGAATGTATCGATAACGAAGGACGCACTTCTCAGCCTCCGGCATCTCGCTGGCCTCGATCGCTCCGGAGATCTCCGCATAGATCGTTAGAGAGTTTTCGAGAGTCTCGACAAGTTGCCGGTGAAGATTGTCGTACTTAGCGCCGAACGCTGACAGATCCGTTCCGCCGGATCCACGCGGCATCCCGTCAAGAGCGGGCGAGCGCAAGCCGTAGCGGGTTTCGAGCTCGACGATTGCTAAGTTAAGTTCATCCTCTCGGCGCTTAGATTCCAGATAGCGCCGGAGATAATCCTTCTTGACTTCATTTGTTGTTATCATGATTAGTTTACCTTGCAGAACTCCGGAAGGTAGCGAGCCACCACCTTAGCCGGATAACCGGATCGCTCGCACACTTCGTTGAAATCATATTTACCGCAGCACCATGCCGCTAAGATCGCTTCACGTTCCTTTACCTTTGCCGCCCGCCGGAACTCTTTGCGGATGGGCTTTGGTGGTTTAGTTGGTGACTCTGTCATGATTCCCGCCTTTCTGCCGTCCAAAATACGGCATAGCATCCTTGATGCGAATCCCAAGAGATCGAAACTATCTGATCGGCAGACTCAAGTCCGTCCCAATCCCCGTCACGGTTTTTGATTGCATCGTTGATTTCGTTAGGATCTTTGCAATACTGCCACGCTATCAGCTTCATTCTTCCCGCCTTTCTGCCCGCACTCCGCCTTTGCTCATTCCCCCGCCTCGCATAATTACAACCATTGAAGGAAACGGGGCGTTATATCTTGCTCCGCTGAATTTCAGCCTTCCTTTCAAAAACCTAATTTCAGCTTTTCCGTATATATATTCGTGAAACCATCTCGTATCGGTCCTTGATGGAATAAGAAGTACGACTGTACACCCCGTCTGTGATTCTTTGAAACTTTTTTCAACCCATCTTTTTATCTCGGAATATGGTGGATTGCAGAATACTATTTCGCCGTTCCATTTTTTTTCAATTCCGTTTTCTTTCTCCGTGTAGTATTTCCGGCATTTCCTGTTTTTATCCGTCGCGCAAGGGTCTAAAGTAAAGTGGAATTCTTGATCCAGTTCATTGAATAGTTCCTGCGGAGTTTCCCATTCATCAGAGCTGTGGGAAAACACTGTCCTATTATTCATCTTCCCTCTTTTCTGCCCGACTGCAAAAGTCGCTTTCCTTAGTGTCGTATGTCCCGTATATGCTATGTGCCTTGCAAAGATGTTTATTCCACCAATAGCGGCAGCCCTTGCACCTTATTATGCAAGGCTGTGCGGATGGTAACTTTTGCAATGCTTCAACTTCGCCGCACGGGAACGAACCGCACGGGATGCAATTTCCCGAGCACTCTTTACATAGCACATCGATCGCCGCTTGTCTACTAACCGTGTCTCCGACATTTGTGTCGGGAACATCGGGCTGTGCGGATGGCAACTCCTTGGTCGTCTCGTTAATCCATCTTTTACGGCATCTGTCGCTGAGCTTAAAACAATCAGCTTTATCAAATCCCGGGCACTCGTTACACCAATCGCCAGATTGCCCCATGTATGCTCCGTCATACTCACACATTCTGCAAACAGACTCATCTACGTTTGCTTCTCTTATGTCTCTGAGTATTCGTTCAAATCTATCCACAAGATTATTTACCGCATCAATCGCATCCTGTCTTTCGATCGGATCTTTCATGATTTCAGCACCTCCTTCATTGTTTGTGCCATGTCAAGGACACCTCTGATATATCCAAGAGTAATAATCCGCTGATGATCTGAATCATCGTTCTGCTCGCTCATTTCCCACGGAAGAGTATTTTCATCAATTATCCGTAGCGCATTGTATTCGATGTCGTCAGCCGTGATCCGCATCGTTCGTCCTCCTGTTCCATGCTTTAATAAGAATCACGCACACGGTATTTCCACACAACGTTTACGCCAATCTTATACCGTTCTTCTTGCGGCTCAACCTCCAACGCTTCAGTGCGCCATGATATTCCGTGCTGTGGCTCATCGTGTTCATGCTTCATCAGATCAACGATCTTGCTTACAATTTTCAATGCTTTTTCGTCATCATCCACCAATACACAAAACCGAAACCCGCAGTATATTCGTCTATATACTACGTACACATCATCGACATATAAGCGTAAGTCTGTCGGTATAGTTTCGCCTTTTGGAATATAAAAATTTATACTACTCATCTGTTTTTCCTCTCATATCCGCCCCGCAGTTAGGACAGTAGTCCATGCCCACAACATCGTCCTCGTACAAGTGTGCTTCCCATCCACATGCTGAACATTTGCCAGAAATACGGTTGTACGCATCATCTACGACTATCCATTTCCCCGTCTTCCGTTCCTCGATGGTCGGCTGTTCATTAACTTGCGCTATGATTGCGGAAGCAAATATGTAATTTATATTTGCGCCTATTCGTTCAGCTTCTTTTTTCCACGCTTCAAGTTTTTCTATCAGTGCGTCCGCTTCAATTAACCTCATAAGGCACCTTCTCCCCGCTCACGCCGTTGACCTGCACCGCGTACGCGAGTGCTTTGACTTCGCCCTTCAGCCGTGCGTTTTCCATTGCCAAATCGCTATACATCACTTTCAACGGTGCCCCGTCGATCGTCGGCGCTTCACAGATCGCTGCACAAGCGGCGACGAAGTCCGCGCCACGTTCGCAAAAGAATCCGTTTTTTTGGAGTTTGCATTTGCTACAATCGCCGCCCTCGCCGATTCCGAGCTTTTTTAAAAGTTCATCCGCATCTATCATTCTCATCGCTCAACCTCCACGCTAACTATTCTGTCAAGTGCGTACATACCGACCCACTTTTCGTCGCTGATGATCACTAAGAATCTGCCTTTGATACCGTATTCCGTGAATTCATCTTCGTTCCACGTCCGCAGATCGCCATTTTCAAGTAATATCGTCAACTGTCTTTTCATCTTCTTCACTCCCTTCTGCCACGATCATCACAACATCGTGGGCGTGTTGTTCTTCGAGCAGTTCCCAATACATTTCGTCATCCATTGTTTCGCCTTTCAAATATCTCTAAGCACTCCTCGCATTTGCCACCGCTCCAGAGGATCGGGCACAACATGTACCCGTCCTCGTATTTCTCAATAACTGCCTCGAAGCAATCAGCAATAATGTGTTTTCCGTGGTCAATGCCGTCTGTTGTCATGCGCCAAAATCCCTCCATCCATTAGCACGATATAAGTTACCATCTTCGTCATACAGCGGTACCACACCGCCACCACCGGCAAATGAAAAGTAAGTAAATCCGGTATCTTTGTCGACGATCTCGACGCCGTCCGCGTACTTTGCCACTGCCTTAAACCTCCGGTAGCCGTTTTCCTCAATGCCTTGCCGAGGGCCCGCGCAGCCGGTGAGCAGAAGAGCGAGCACGACGCCCAGCGCGATCATGATCGCCTTAACCTCGCTCACGTAAAGTTCACGTGTATACCGATTTCTTCCTCGATAATTTTGCATTGATCTTCCCATGTAATATAATCCTCCGTGAGGCACGAAGCCTTTGTGTTAAACCGATCGATGAATTGCTGACAGCGCTTCTGGCCGAACCCAAATTCATCATGAAGCGTTGCCACGGCGAAAACTAAAATGCACTGCATCGACCGATTAATCACGGCGTCGCTGTAGTCCTTCAGTTCCTTCTTTGTGTTGAAGAGCGTACACCCGAACGCTTGCCGAAATTTCATTTCTTCCTTGAACGCCTCAATGCCGTCCTTCTCGATCCGGTTGAGTGCATAGTACATGCCTTGGATGCGTCCCTCGTATAATTTGTCTCTTGCCATGTGGTTACTCCTGATAGGTGTTAAACCCTAAATCGAAAATATTCATTTGATCCTCCGCCGCCTGTAAACGCTTCTGTGCGAGTTTGTAATAGTCCTCGTCGATTTCAAAGCCAACGTATTTAAAACCGCACTCACGACACGCTACAAGGCTTGAAGCTGAACCAACGTGGGTGTCAAGAATCTTGTCTCCGTGTTCTGCGTAATTATTTAATAGCCACTTGTATAGCGCGACTGGTTTTTGTGTCGGATGAAACCGCGTTCCTGTAGGGTCTTGCGGTGCACATTCAAACCACTTTGCATTTTTATTAAAGCTTGTCCACGCATACTCACACATTGCCATCGAAAATTTTTCCGAAATCGTCAGTTTGCGCCAGATAAGAAAACAACGTGTTGGCGGAAGACTAAAATAATTGCCCCCCCAGATAATCTGGTTCCGTGAGACGCGAAACAGTTCCTCAAAATATTCCTGTTTCGGGGCGACGTCCCACGCAATAATTTTTTTCCGGGCTTCTCCGTCGGCTCCCCCTTCTGGATCTCGCTTGTATCGTTCAAACCGGCTATCCTTACTTCCAAACCGGTTGTAAGTCGGTTCCCCGTTGTTTGTACGTTGCGCATCGCCGTTAGCATCTTGGTGATACTTCGCAAACCATCCCATGCATCCGCCGCCCTCTGTGAATCCGGCGCCATACGGCGGGTCTACCACAGCGAGATCGAAGTATTTGTCCGGGAACTCTTTCATTCCGTCCATGCAATCCATGTTATAAAATCCAAAATCAAGCATTACTCGTTCCCCCATTTGCTAAGAAGTGCCTTCCATACTTGGAAGTCCAACGGGCAATCCGTGAATTCCTCGCCGTCTACGCCCAGAAGAACCACCGTGCCGTGTATGATGTCACCAAATGGGAATGTGCCCATGTGGAAGTTCTTCGGCAAGTCTAAGATTTTTCCCTCTTCATTTACGAGCATGACCGTTTCCGAGTTGATCCGCACCGCTTCGATATAGCCGTCTACGGTCTTTTGTAAGTTCTTGAGGCTCGCCGAGATATTCGTAACGTGCCCGTAGCGCTCATCTGGGCGTTTAATGATTGCCCTGATTTTGTAGTTGCTCATGGTCTCCACCTCCCAAATAAACAAGCTGAGCTTCTAAATCTTCCTCGTTATAGGTGCGCTGGTCAAAGTTGTTAAAGGCGTTCTTCGACTTCTGCTTCTTCGGCTCGGCCTCGTTCTCGTTCCAGATCCGGAGCAGGGCCCGCCAATCACGGACGGGCTCGCCTTCCTTTGTTCGCCAATGTGAACGATCGTAGAACATGAAGAACTTCGAAGCGATTGAAGCCTTGTAGCCACCCTTTCGGCACTCATCCATGACCTCTTGAAATGTTGGAGCTATAAACACGCTCGCGCTTGCCTGACTTGCCGAGCCATTGTCATTGTCATTGGCATTGGCATTTGCATTATCAGATCGGAAGAGCG